CTCCTATAAAAGTATTACCTATGGTAAGGCTGTCATTTGTATTTACTATTTATAAGAAAAAGCACCTAGATATAGGCTAAAAACGGCCCATTTTGGCATGGACCTAAGAAATATTGAATAATCTTTTAAAATCTTCAATAAACATTGTACTATAATTTTCAAATGTATTTAGTTCATCAGGATCATAATTATCTGGCTGTATAACTCTTATAAACTTAATTTTAGGGTTATCTTTAATTACTGACTTAGTTTGGCGCATCCAATTTCCAAAAAATGTTGCACCATCTGTAGATTTTTTATAGTTTACAGTATCAGCATAGATATTATTTAATTGTTTACCATCGTTTAATCCACGATAATCAAAGCCTAATATATAAACAGTTTCGTATCCGTGTTCTGCTGCTAACCATAATGCTGTTGGTCCTGAACTCCAACCTTTTGACGGATTAAAAAAGTTTAAATTTTTAATTCTTTGATACGATTTGTTAGGATTAGTCCATACTGTATTCTTATGTTGATACCCTGCCTTATTAATTTCGAGTATCATTTTAACATCAACTGCTACTAGATAATCTGGATTAAATGTTCTATATACAGCATTACATGCATATACTTTACCATTTTCTTTTAATTTTTTTAAGTCAATAGACTTCCTACTTGTACCATTACCTAGTACAAATGAACAGTTGTTATTGGAAATATTTGTTGATTTAGAAGATTTAGAACTAGTATTTGATTGCAGTTTAGCAAGTTTTTCTTGTCTACGCTGCTCTTTTAGTTTTTTAAATTCTTCTTTTGTATATTTAGACTTATCTATTTTTGCCATTAAACGCCCGCTTCAGCATTGGCTGCTACACCATACATTTGACGAACAAAATCTAATTCTTTATCTTGTTCTTTTGTATGTAGCTCTGCCGCTTTGCGAACTTTGTTAATTTGGCGTAATGTTAAACGAGTTTTACGTGTGTCGTTGTATTCTACCGGAGAGTCATCGTCACGCTCTTCGTAGCGATCATCTTCAATAGGCTCAAAAGTTTCTTTGTCGTAGTAAAATAATTCACGTAGTATCATAGTAGTATTTATATCGTTTGATCAGTTGTTGGTGCCGCCGCAGGCTCTGCTGCTCCAGCTTCAGGTGTTGCACCTGCCATCTCATCTCCGCCCATAGTCGGGTCAGGCTCTTCTCCAGTAGTATCTTCAATACCGCCAAGATCTGAACTAATGCCTGCTGAACTAATACCTGCGCCGCGCATTTCGCCTGCTGCATCTGTTTCAGTTGTTTGAAGTGTTTCGTCGTTTTCTTCACGCCATAAACGTTCGTTTTCTGCAATCTCTTCGTCTGTCATGCCTAAGAAACGTTTCATTGCAAAACGATTTGAAACATAAGGTATAGCACTCATTTGTGTATATGTTGGTACACGAGCATTATCAATTTCACTTTGTCTGTAACTTGCAAAGTTTTGCGGCGGCTGGAATCTAACATCAAACATTGCTGTATCAATGTTAACACCTTTTTCTAGTAGATAACGCTTAAATTCTTGATTAAATTCTTCTACAACCAAGTTCTGTAGTCGTTCGCAGTATGTATTAAACCGTAATTCTTGTATGTATGCTGTTCCGACTCTACCATCGCTGTATTGAGAGTTTCCATCATCGGGCCCAGTCGGAAGATAACTGGAAGGGATTCGTAAACCGCGTACGAGCTTATTAGTAAAATATCTAAGATCATCAATTTCTCCTAGGTTAGTACCTCCAGGCAATGTTTCAACTTTAGATCCACGCCCTTCAGCTGTTTGTGGGAAGAAGTAATCTTCGTTGATTGATAGGGGATTATAAGCTGAGTCTATAACATTTTGGCCACCCCCCGTTTGCGATGGGATACGTCTTTGATGTATTTCCGTCTTAACACGTTCCACAAATTGCATAGCAAGGTGTGATGGCATGTTGCCCACATCAACGTAGAATACTCTTCTTTCCGGAGCCCTTTGTACACGATAGATAATAATCGCATCTTCGAGCAATTCTTTTTGTTTAAATACTTTGAATACTGTTTCTAATAAACTGTTGCCAAACGGATAATTTAAATCTAGTCCTTCTGATAAACTTAGATGCAATACATGTTCTGCATCAACTGAAATTTCATTTTCGCCTGTTTGGAAACGACTGCCGCCTGTGCTAGTTTGCGTGTTACCAACCATGCCGCGAACGCCGCCTTGAATATAACCGTCGCCGCCTCCTGTTACATTACCATTTGTTTGGTAAGGAGTAGTTGCTACCATTTCAGCAAAATTTAAATTAAAGTCTTTTACAACATACTGTTCAGGTGTTTTGCCTTCGCTTTCATTTACAATAATTTTTGTAACTTTTGCAGGATCAATATGAAATAATTTCTTTGTTTCTGGGTCTCTAATAAAGAATTGATCGCCATACTTGAACACATTACGCATCAAACGGAACATGCGTGTTTCAAAATTTTGTAACTTACTCCATTGTTGTAAGTATTGTTGAATAATAGTAATTTCTGAGTTGGTTGCTTTTGTTTTAAAGTCAATTAAGAACGGAGTTTTATTTTGTTTGTTTTGTTGTGTAGTAAATTCAGCAAGGATATCAAGAGCAGCGTTTACTTCACTGTCTAAATCCATAGTGTTATACTGCCCGTAACGTTCAACTCTATTAGGCGAACCTACGTAAACATCAGGTAAGTATGATGAATAGTTTGATTTGGCTGGCCCTGCTTGACTGTTACCGTTGCCAGCACGAGTAAACGGACTATAACTACCTTCCGGGTTATTACCAGTTTGTACTGGTGTAAAATGTTTTTTCCAACTCATGTCTATCCTATTCCTGCTTGTAAATTATTAGAAATTGCTGCAACAGTTTGTCTTGTATTCCTATTTCCTTCAGTTTGTAAGGAAATTAATTGGCTTACTAGCATATTTAACCTTTCTAGCTGTTCTTGGCCGCCTGTACCGGATCCTCCGCCGCCAAGTAAATTACCGTCTTCCATCATGCTTGCTACAGAAACGCCTGTTCCGCCGCCCATCATACCTTTGTTATCTTCAGCTAGTACTTTGTTTAAATCTTCAAGAGTTTCAACCAATTTCTCCATAGCTATATTATAACCTCTTACGCTGTCTGCGTCAAGTGAATTGAGCGAAGTAATATTTGCTGACAATCCTTGTACTGTTGCTATGTTGTTTAAATCTGTTGCAAGAGTTCCTAGTCCGGCTGTTGCGCCTAGTTCCGACAGTCTTTGAAGTGATGTAACTGTTCTAGCAGATATTTCAATTTCGCCTGCTTCGCCTCCTGAAAATGCACCTAGTGCCGATGCCATATCTGCCATTGCTTGTGCATTTACTTTAACACCTTCAGCATTAATATCCATATTACCAAAGTTTTGAACTTTTTCAAATGGTGTTTCTCCGCCAAAGAAGCTAGATATTGCATCGCCGATAGCACCAACTGCTCCGCCAGCACCGCTTGCTGCACTAGCTGCACCGCTTTCTGTTAGTGCTTTGTTAAACACTGCCATTGCTGTGGCATTTGCTCTTACTTTTTCTACATCAAACGAATATGTTTGAAAGTCTAGTATGTCATCGTACGGTATGCCTGTGTCGCCGCCGAAGAAACCTGCAATAGCGTCACCGATTGCTCCTACTGCTCCTCCAGCACCGCTAGCGGCTGCTCCTGCACCTTGTGCTGCCATTGCTTTACTAAATGCAACAACTGCATTTGCGTTACCTTGAATTTTTGCTTCGTCAAAATCATACGTTTGAAAACGTTTGATTTTTTCCATAGGATCTTCGCCGCCGAATAATCCTGCTACTGCATCGCCAATTGCACCTACTGCATTACCAATTCCTGCTACTGCTGATCCTGCACCAAATGCTGCCATGCCGCCTGCAACTGCAAGCATGCCTTTACCTGCTGCTTGAAGTGCTGTACCGTCAAGGCTTTCAAATTCTTTCATGCCTTCGGCAAACGTTGGTAGTGATTTTCCTACTAACCATGAAGCACCTGCAACTGCTGCACCAATAACAAGAATAACACCTGCTAGTACCGCGCCACCTATTGCTACTTGTGGATTGCCGAATGCTGCTAATCCTTTAGCTATACCACTTAATACTCCGCCGCCTACTTGACCTACAAAACTTCCAACACCGCTACCTGCTGCTTTTGATCCTTTTGGCCCTTGAACGCCACCTGGAGCTTTGCCACCGCCAAATAGTCCTCCGAACATACCTCCGATGCCGCTTTTTAATGCTCCTAAAATTTTTGCACCTGTAAATAATGCAATTAATCCAGCGCCAATTTTAGTAGCAAGTCCGGCATTATCCCACATACTCTGTAATCCTTCGCCGATCATTCGCTTAACCATGTCGCCGATATCCTCTGATCCATCTCCGCCAAGCATTTTAGATATAGCACCTACAAATCCAAAGTTTTCTATATCTTGACCAAACGCTTGTACACTGGCCCACATATCTTTTAAACCTTGAATAAAATTGTCAACTTTTGCTTTAAATTCGTCAGTTTTTAGATACCTTACAAACTTTTCAGCTTTTGCTCCCATTTCTTCAATTTTTTGTTTGAATCCACCTACACCTTCTTTAAACCCGTCGTCAGTTGCTACTCCGATAAAATGTTTTGTAAAGCCTTCAACAACTTCCATTA